TTAACGAGCTGTACGCTCGTATGAACGATCCCTCTTTCTCGTGGGGCGACGAGGCGCTGCTGAATCCGCCTGTGCCTGCGCCTCTGCCTACGCTGAGTGAGCTGGGCTGCCTGCCCCTGCCTGACCCTGACGCTGGCTGGGACTGCCCTGAGCTGGTCCTGCGTAAGGACATCTGGGAGCACTTCCCTGTCACGCTTATTCCGTTGGGTAAGGACGCTGGCGGCGCTGAGCGCCACTCCGTCCAGTGGCACCGCGTCAAGCTGGCGCAGTCGCGCACCTCCTCTGACTTTGACGAGGACATTGCGACGATTGAGCGCCGCCTGCTGAAAGCGCTCGATTCATCGTCCAAGTGGGATGTCTTGCCTGCCGAGCAGCGTGGCTATGTCACAATTGTGCCTGAGACGCCGCAGACAGGCGAGATCGCCGCACGGCGCGAGATTTGTATCCTGCGCATGAATTTCGTGCCTGAAGCATCTCCTGTCGCTACACCTGTAGACGGGGAGTGGCAGCAGGTCGGCGCTGCGCCGCCCACAGCAGGTCCTAAGCCCGAGCTGAAGCGTCTGAACGACATCAAGACGCACTTCCACGCCTGCTGGTCGAACAAGACCACTGGCAACCCTAACGTCCACGCGATCATGGTCCACACCAAGAACGCGCAGGCAGCGGGGCTGGATGTGAAGCAGCACGGCGCGGACCTGCTGGAGGCGCTCAAGCAGTCGTCGTCCTGGCGCGTCCTGCCTGCGCTCAATAAGGGCGAGATCTGCCGCATTGAGCTCCCCTAAACATAAACATAAAACAAACAAAAAAAACATAAAAACACAAAACAAACAAAAATTTTTATTTGTTTTTGGTTTTCTTGGCAGCAGTCGCAACAACCTGGCGCACATGCTGGGAGGAGTAGGGAGTACGCACACGCTTCTCTTTTGCCTTGTCAGACTTTTTGCGGCGAATGGAAGATGACTCGTCCATCTGTATAGTGTTAAGAAATAGAAGAAGGCAATATTACCCCCTTCTCATATATTTCTTTCAATTTTTTTATACCACTGCGTTACCCGAACATTGATTTAAACATTTATCTTTTTAAAGCAATATATGGACGGTTATTCACACGTATTTAACCGTGCTAGTCAACAATTCGAGCAGTCAAATGATAAGAATAAGGTATTAGAGTCTTTTCGCTCAGAGAAAATGATCTTTGGATTTCTAGAAAATGACGATCAACCGCCACACGAAGAGTCAGTATATTTAGCAAAAAAGCTAAACCTTTCATTTTATGAAAAATATGTAGCTCTTTTGAAAGATAGACCGGCGGTCGGATATGAAGGTAGTTCAACGAACTATGCAGACTATAATCAGTTAGATAGTTCGCACATTATGATGTCAGTCTTTTTGTTTACAAAACTACCAGAGCCTCTTAAGACTGTTATCGAAGTCGGTGGAGGTTATGGCAATTGGTTTTATCTAAATAGAACGCAACCGTTCAAATCGTGGGTAACAATAGATTTACCGCACGTTTGTGAGCTACAGAAGTGGTATTTATCTAAGATGAATATTGATTTGACAAAATGGACGAATGTGTCAGCTTACGATTATTCTGAGTATTCGAATAAGCCTGTCGATCTAGTTATTGGTGCGCATAGTCTGAGCCAATTTTCATTCTCGACATTTGAGGAGTATTTTAATAATATCGTTCAGCATGCGAAGTATTTTTATTACTGCTACGAGACTGATTTACCTACACCCGAATTAATAGCTAAGAAACTCGAACTTATTAAGACGCGATTTACTGTATTGGACTCTTTGGTATCAGGACATGGTAAAATAATAAATAATCTATATAAAAATGAATATTATGGCAAATCGATTGCAAATATTCCAGTACCAAAGACGGTCAATAAAGCCACGGGCTTCAAGGCAGGTAAGAAGACAATTTGTCTCAATATGATTGTGAAGAATGAGTCACATATTATTGAAGAGACACTCACACATCTTCTCAAATATATTCAGTTTGACTACTGGGTGATTAGTGACACAGGCTCTACTGATTTAACTCGTGAAATTATTAAGGAGTTTTTCAAGTCTCGTAATATTCCAGGCGAGCTTGTCGAACATGCGTGGCAAGATTTCGGTTACAACCGTACAAAAGCGTTTGAAGCCGCCTACAATAAGTCAGACTATGTATTTGTATGGGATGCCGATGACGAGATTTATGGAAATTTTAAGATGCCTGAAATTCTAGACGCAGATTATTACAAGTTTACATTCGGAGGTCACGATGGTATGCGCTATTCTCGACCACAATTGTTTAATAATCGTAAACGCTGGTGTTTTAAGGGTGTACTTCATGAGTACGCAAACGGTCTAGAACCTCATGGACCGGTCCAAGATGTTCGTGGAGACTACTTCTTTATTTCAGGACGTAAGGGCGATCGTAATAAGGACCCAAATAAGTACCTCAAGGACGCCTTAATTCTTGAGAAGGCGTCAGAAAAGGCACTTATAGAAAATGACCCACTTTACAATCGTTATATCTTCTATTGCGCTCAGAGTTATAATTCGTGTAATCGTCACGAAAAAGCAATTGAATTCTATAAGAAATCACTCACGCTCGATTTATGGATACAAGAGAAGTATGTATCGTGTATTGAGATATACGATCAGTACGATCAGTTAAAGAAGCCGTTTGAAGGTTTATCATATCTTGTAGAGGCGTTTAAGTATGATAGAACACGCATAGAGTGCGCCTACAGACTCATTAAGTACTATTGTATTCAAGGTATGCCTGATGTGGCTTATATGTATTATACAATGATTAAGGATTTCTTCGAAAACCATTATGATCCCGCAAAACTCGGTGAGAAGTTATTTGCAAAGAAGGCGGAGTACGACTTTTTCCTGCCTTACTATATGATTATTTTAGGAGAGCGCACCAAGCATTACGATACATGTATCAAAATGTACGAAATTATATTCAAACATGCTTATGTTGCACCTGATTGGTGGACGATGAATCTATTTACAAATATACAGTTTGTTATTCCTTATCTGCCGAAAGACCCCAAATTCGTACAGAGTTTGCTAGATTACGTTGATAGAGTAAATGATAGAGGCATTCGGCTCAAGTCAGAGCATAACAATATTATAATGAAAATTATTGATGTATATCGCCCTCAGTTTGAAACCCCGTCAACACGCCAAATCACTCCACGTCTATCAAGCCCTCAAATTATGCTAACAATGACAACGTGTAAGCGTTACGACCTTTTTGAGAGAACTGTTAACTCAATGTTAAATAACTGGAAGGATTTGGATAGAATTGACTATTTCTATTGTATGGACGATAATTCAAGCGAGGAAGACCGTCAAAAGATGCGTGCAAACTATCCGTTTTTTGATTACTATATGAAGTCGCCGGCGGAGCGAGGACATCGTGAAAGTATGAATCTTATTTGGAATAAGTTGAAGGAACTCAAACCGAAGTACTGGATACATTTGGAGGATGATTGGTTATATTTCCGCAATCAGTATTATGTATCTCGTGCCTTACACTATCTAGAACATTATGAAAATAAAAATATTCACCAAGTTGTCTTTAATCGTAACTACGGTCTTATGTATAATGATATGGACCGTAATGGAGGTATTGTGCTAGAGCCTGGATTTCTTCTACACGAGAAGCGTGATGATATTGTTGGAAAGCATTGTGGCTACTGGCCGCATTACTCTCTACAGCCGTCGATGTCTCGCGTATCAAAGATTCTAGAGCTTGGTAACTACGATAGCCCAAATAAGTTCTTTGAGCGTGACTATGCAAATAAGTATTTCGCTCACGGCAATCAAACTGGTTTTTTTAATTCTATTTACAGCATTCATATTGGAAAACAGCATTGGGAAACGGAAGGTAAAAACGCATATGCACTCAACGAGGTACCGCAGTTTGGAGCACCACCAGCGCCAGAACCAGCACCAGCGCCAGCGCCAGCACCAGATTCACACCCCACGTTGACAATTCTAAAGAATGAGCCCCTACCTGAAAATGGTACTATGCGCACGCATCTGGATATTCTACTTCAGAAGATTACGGACGGAATCCCTTTTGGAATTATTCGCCCAAGTGACGGTGAACGCACAGTCATGCTAGGTGAGACATTGACAAACTGCGATAACTGGACGTTCAAGACAGGTGGTATTCTACAGAAACAACTCCTTGAAGCAGTCCAGACCAATGACCCAAATCTCTACATTGGTATTCCCTGTAATACGTGTAACAAGCCGTGGAATTGTACGCCTGCGATTTATAATGACTTTGTTGAAAAATTTAAGATTAATATGGTACAACGAACGTATGCGAATATTTTCGGCAATTCTAACTGGCAACCGTTCATTGATTACCTCAAGGCGTATACAAAGGGCTTTTATGTTGTAACCTCTGGTACATCACCCAGCAAACTCAATATATTAGACCGTCATATTATTGACGATAAACTTGTAAATGTATGGGATGAAAAGGGTGAAGAGGAGACTGCGCGTCTTCTTAAGTTTATTGAGCCTCTCCAACATCAACTTATTTGCTTCTCAGCAGGACCTCTTTCCAAGATATGGGTGCCTATGTGTATGAAAGCGAATCCTACAAATACATATCTAGATGTAGGAGCATCAATTGATGTCTATACAAAGGGAAAAACTGTGCGATTTTACACTGAGGCAGCCCACCCGTTTGCGAAGGAGGCGTGCCGCTTCGCGGCGGCGGGGGCGCCCTGACCTACCCCTAGCCCTTCAAAATTAGCGCCGTAAAACGCTTTGGAATTTTTGACGTATATCGTGAATTTAAGTACCCCGCACAGCCTTTTCACCACAGGGCGACCACAATTGGCGGCACAGCTCTAGAGACGCTTCATTTAAACATATAGAGTTAACGTTAACTAAGTATGTTTAAAAATAATTTTATCGTCAAAGTCGATACCGCGCACTCAAATACGATTAAGGGACTCGTTTACGGGCAGAAACCTCGGCGTATTCTTGAACTCGGATTAGGCGGCGGGGAAAGTACGGATGCTATACTCGAAGCGCTTGCCTATAATAATCAAAAATACGAGTATACGCTTGTCGATAACTGGTTCGATTTTAACTTCAAAATACCTGACGGTGTTATGGACCTGTATTCGAATCGCCTAAATATTGTGACAAGCGACGAAAAAGCGTTTGTCTTTTCTACCAAATCGACCTATGACTTTATATTTAGTGATGCGGACCACTTTCATACAAATGAGTGGTTCGAGCATGTATACGATAATCTGTTGGAAAAAGACGGTATACTGATGTATCACGACGTTAATTTTTTCGAAGAGGCGTTCCCAAATCTACGCGAGATATATCGTACGTGTGAGCGACGTAATCTAAAATTTAAGCTGTTTAATAGGAATTCGTTGCCGCACGAACGCTGCCACCGAGGTTTACTGGTTATATTTAAGTGAGTGGGTGTGGATACGGACGATAAACTCATCGCGACTCTGCTGCCAGGTCGGTTTGCGGCGCCCGTGCCAGTCGGCGCGTTCCATAGCGTCGGCGAATATATCTGCGAACGCACTTGCGATTTCGGCATCACGGGCGTCGGCGGCGGACTTGGAGGAAGAAGAGCCCATATCTGCAAGGGAGACGGAGGGGTGAAAGAGGAGTACAAAGAGGCACAAAAGCGTATACTATACGCTACTATGTTTCAATTTTTTCACCCACACAACCTTATATCTTATTTGTTAGAAATCTAGGATCGCCGAGTGCGTCGAGTATGCCGCCGCGCAGAAACGCCGCCAGCAGGAAGCATAAGCATATTAATATCACCTAAGCGTCGATCAATTTCCATAGCATCTTTGAGAGTTCGCAACTTCTGTTGCTCGGCTTTGAGTGCTGGCAATGAAAGAACTGGTACACCGTCAATTACATTCACCTGTGCTGCTGCTATCCACTGTGCTGCAAGACTGATCTGAGTCTCATTTTCGTCGTATTCGTAGAACGGTACAGTTACTTCAATCAGTTTAATCTCTGGGCTTGTTTTCGTATAAAGTTGAAGTACTGTTACATTTTTTGGCTTTACAAGTGTACGTATAATACGCATATTTAATATATTTGTACTCGGTTTTGCTGCGTGACTTGCATAGGAATACTGGTTCATAGTATCCGTATAAAACCTTGGACCTAACTTATCAGGCACTCCTACATATTCAAGGGGTATTGTCTCTTTTATATTGTATACTGTTTTTCCAATACTTGCATCCCAATATGAAGATGCGAATGGAATATCTGCCGCGTGAAGTTTTGTAATGACCTCAGCGTTAAATCGAGGATCGTTCATTCCAGCCGCAAGTCTTTGTATAATACTATTTAGCATGTATGAACGTAGGTCATAGAACTGTTTTTTGTCGAGCCCAGGATTTATTAAGAGTGTAGCATCATAGTCTGAGGTGTGGTTTGTTAAGGCTATACGATGTGCCCGTTTGTATAGGTGTATTGCCGCACTCCCTTTGAGATAGAAGCGTGTATTTGGATTTTGCGTGCTGATAAATATGTCATGTAGAATCTGGTAAATATATCTGTGGTCTAACATTTCCCAGAAACGTGTGAGTGGTGCTGGACGACTATAGGGAGTAAATCCTATTTTGGCAAGTGAGGGTGTTGGTACACGTGGTGTATTTGAGAAATTTGGGGGAGATACTGAGGACGGAAGTGGCAAAACGGAGGGCGGAGGTGCTGGAGGTAAAGGTGGGGATACAGACGTTGTAGGAGATGTAGAGGATGGTAAAGATGCTGGAGAGGGCGCAGGTGGCGAGGCTGAAGGTGCTTTCTTAACCGGTGCTAATATTGCTCGTGGAGATGTCATCAATTCAGGTGCACGCTTTTTCATAGAGGCGGCTAGAAGGTTGCTCGACTTCTTTACAGAGTTTTTTATTATTTTTTTCTCGGCAGCAATACGCTCAAACTCCGCCTTTTCTGCTGCGGCTTTCTCAGCGGCAATACGATCAAACTCCGCTTTCTCTGCTGCTTTGCGTGCCGCTTTCTCTTCACGTTTTCGCTTCTCCTTTTCGGCTTTTCCTGCGGCGACCGTTTTTGCCATTTCCTCCTCTTTTAAAAGGTCTGCTGCAGCCTCACGTGCAATTCGATTTGCTTCCGCTTTGGCAGCATTTTCAGCGTTCTTCTTTGCCTTCACAGATAACTTTCCTCTTTCTAATTCCAATGTCTTTACTTTAGTATTTTCAGCCATTTCTTCAGAAAGTGTCCTTGTAAAATCGCCTAAACGTTTTGCAAGTTCAAAATATCGTATTGCATCTTTTTTTGCAATCATCTTAATCTCCATAGTCGGCGCTTTTTCAAACTGCTGCTCTGCACTTGCTTTTAATAAATTTGCAACGTGGCGCTCCTGGCTTGCTAGAATATATAAAGCCCGCCAAGTATCCTCCATATTCATCTCATCAACTGCAATAAATTGTAGAAGAAATGTAGTAGAACCATAGTATTTTGATGATTCGAATAAACGAGGATCGATAGTTAACGAATCGGATAGAACATTTAGACAAATATTACGCCGTCTGAAAAATTCACGTATAAGATCCAATAAATACATAAACTTTTGTCCCATCTGTTCGACCGCTCGTTCAGAATATGTACCACTACGTGTGAGTTCTTCCCCAATAAGTAATATCATAATATGCATAAGTAAATCATGTGTATAAAGAGTTGTTTGATCGAGTACCATAATTTTTATCAAAACTCCTAAAAACTGGTCGTAACGTTCTATACCTGGAAAAACAGGATCGAACATATTTTTATGTTTGCCGAACCATATAGCCTGTTCTGGATCTTCTAAATCCATTACAAATCTATCTATGTTTTTAGCCAGATAAAGTATTTCTTTGAGATATTGATGCATCATCGGAAACAGCTCGGCATATTCACGAGAAACGCGTTCGGCAGTTTGTAATAATTCAATCCTATTACGCACTAGATTTTTAGGCACTTCCCCTTTTACTAACGGCGATGATGGTGGTGGCAGCGGCGGTGGCAAAGGCGCCTCAGACATCCTCAATCCCTAATTTATCTTCTTAAAATAGAATGGCTGATATCTTTCAATTTAGCCCACAGAGTCTGATGGCGTGGATGGCGGCATATGCCGTGTTAGAGCCAGCAAGTTTCTATATTATTCCAAAAGTCGTTAAGGGACAAACAACCCAAGAATATTATTCAAAGTTTCCTTTTGCCATCCTGGCATTTGGCGATTTCATATACTCTACATTTTTGCTCCTTGTAGCCCAACAAGTTATAGCACTCGTCTTCAAACAAGCCCCACCCAAGTCCGTCATTCAGTGGCTCCTGCGTTTCGCCACCTTTACAGCCGTACAGTGGACGGGAGACTTATCATATTTCACACTTATCAGCAAACTCAAACCGACCACAAAATATATTGATTTTTTCCAGCGGTATGGCAAAGAGGCGACTCTGGGAGCCCCGATAGGTGATACGGTCTACGGGCTCGCATGGTTTATCCTCGCCCAACTCACCCTCAGTTATGCGCCCCTCTGGCTCCAAACTACCGCAATCACCTTATTTTTGTTCGGAACCCTAGTTGTTTCATATTAACTGTGAAAAATTGAGTTTCTGTCGATTCCATCGTCCAAACCCAACAATCGCCACGTATGTATCTTTGTATAAAAAACTACGCTCAAGGACAATATAGTCTTTCCACACCAACAACTATAGAAGAGTACACAAGCCCTATTACAAAAAAATGGCTACACGGGGATATTATCAATCCGGTAACACACGAGCTTCAGCACCGAAACTTAAAAGAGCATAAGACGATTGTGGGAATCATTGATTTCCTGAATCGTATTCGTATTGGTATGACACCACGAGGTGTTCCACTCTATAACTTCCATCCTTACGATCCTGTATATCCGACGATGGTAGTTGCGTCCAAATTGAAGCCCGACCAAAATATGGTGGCAATTGCTTCTTTAGAGCACTGGAACGATAAGCACCCTCGCGCTGGCATTCAGCATATCTTTGGACCAGTAGGCAACCAATCTGCTGAAACAGCTGCGCTATGTATGGGTATTAGCATTCCTAAAGATGTTAGAGAGTCCGAAGACGAGGACAATATTATAGCAAATCACATTCGTCATCACTCTAGCCAACCGTGGGACATTGTATTTAATATTGACCCACCGGGATGCGAGGATGTTGATGATGTAATGGGATGGCGCAGAACTACCCGCGGCACCGAGTTCTTCATTGGCATTGTAGATATCGCGGCGTGGGTACCTGAAGACTCGTGGCTAGATCAGGAAGCCAAACAAGCCGCACAAACCCTTTACATAGATGGAAAAGCAGTTGAGCCAATGTTTCCTACGTACTTGTCTACACAAAAGGCGTCGCTGCGCGCAGACGGGACAAAACGTCCAATTATAGCTCTTATATATCTTATTGAAGGTGACAAGGTTATAGAAACAGAATGGCAACTTCTTAACGTTGCGGTTACAAATGCTTACACGTACGAATCTGTGCTCACTAATCCGGCTATTTCTGAAGTTCTTCCTGCGCTTTTGAGCATTATTACTGAACAGCCACAGTCTACCGATCCCCACGTATGGGTGGAGGAGGCAATGATTCTATATAATGCCAGTGTCGCAAAGGTGCTTAAGGAAAGGCAAAAAGGTATATTACGCCGACATGCCGGTACACCGAATGAAGCGTATAAACTTCTTGCTGACAAAACCAATCTAAGAGAGCTGGCATTTCTAGGCGCTAATGCCGGTCAGTATATCCCTGCCAGCACTGATGACACAAACCACGCGGGACTTAATCTTACAACGTATTGCCACGCTACATCTCCGCTAAGACGTTACGCGGATGTTGTCAATCATCGTTGGCTGAAACACCTTGTGTTCGGATTTCAGGAGCCTCAAGTCACAATAATGGCAGAGCATCTCAATCACCGAGCCTATGTAATGAAACAATTTGAGCGTCTCATCTGGTTTCTACAACATCTTAACATGGATGGCTCAATTACAACTACAGAAGGTATTGTTATTATGTATGACACAGAGACAAAACGAGCAAAAATCTATGTACCGGCTTGGAAGCGAACAATCAGGGCGACGCATACTACAACAAAAGTGTATGAGCCCGGTCAAACTGTGTTAATACGAGCATTCTCCAATCTTAAAGCGACATCCATTCAGCAGCGGGTTGTCTGTACTATGAAATAGTTCTATTCTTTTTATTTGCTTAATCTAGGAATGACAAAAATAGGGCACGCAACCCGTAAATACAGACCCGCTGCCGCGTTCAAGGTAAAACTTACAAAGCGTAACGTGAAACGTATGCTAAATCGTAATGCGAATATTTTACCCACCCGTTATGGCTTAGCCCTCAAACGCTTAGCCCCGATGGTGTCAAAAGTCGAGCGCCTTGTAGAAAATGATGGTGATATTATTTCCGACTTACAAGCGGATTTATCTATTCACCTAGGCAAAATTCGTCAGTCATGCGAAAAGGCGTTAGAGAAGCATAAGACGGATGCAGTAATGAATAATAATAATATGATGGGAAATAGCAACAACAAGCCTAGCAATAATGTCAGCAACGCAAATATTAGGAAGTTACAACGTATGATAAATCGTAACGAGAAGAAGAAGCAAAAGAACGCAGGTGTCAACGATCTATTGGCAAGCTTTGGCTCGTTGAAATTCTAACTCTATTTTAGCAATATGCCTGAGACCGCGCAAACATATGCAAATATGCTAAAAATACAAGCGGCGCAACGTCAGGTGGGGCGTGTAAACAAATCAAAATCTCCTCTACCTGTAATAGTAGCACCAAAAACAGCACCACGAAATATAAATTTAAGCAATTTTACACCCGCGCAACACGCGCATCTGGCAGCAGTCGCAGCATCTATGCGAGCGAGAGAACCGACCGAACTAGAGAAATCGTATGCTGCGTTGAAAAAGGCAGAAAATACCGGTAAGAAACGGTCCCGCCGTCGTAGCACCCGCCGCCGTCATAGAACTCGCTCCCGAAAATAATATTAGTCTAAAATAAATATGCCTTCTACAGCATCATCTTACATTAGAATGTTAGAGATTCAGCGAGCAGCTGCGGTACAGAAGAGAAATAGTGCCAGAGTAGCCGAGTTAAATAGCCTGATAGCCGATGCGGAAGCGCGTGCTGCGAATCAACTTGCCGCGAATCAGGCGGCAGCACAGGCACAGGGATATCCGACTAGCAGAAAATCCCGTCGCACTCGTCGCACTCGTCGCACTCGTCGCAACCGCAAACACCGCCGCACAACGCGCCGCCGTACCTAAACCCAACCCCACCGACTAAAGTAGAAGGACGATGCCAATCTTTTGCGAACCATTAGCCTCCGAGACACTGCGTGCCCTGAACCAGGCAGTCAATGATCTCCCACCCGAACACCATTTACGTAAGGATAGCGACGCTGGCATTGTCAGCATTGTCTATGATAAGACAAAGGATGTTACCATTTTTCACGGCAAGTCCGGCTTCTATTTTCGCCGCGGACCCGTTGTAGACGCCATTAAAGCAGATATTAACAACGGTCGTGGTCTTATTTGTACCGCGTATGAACTCACAGATGCCGCAGCCGCTAACTCAGTCCTAAACAGCTTCGAAGAGAAGTTTGGTATTAAAAATGCGAAAAAAATAGATACT